TAAGGATCGTCCGGAAGGGAGTGGTTACCCTTCCGGCCTCGGGGCACTGTATACAGAGCCCCCAGGTCCACATCCGACCACCCATCCCCTTGCCTTGCAAGCTCGTGGGAAGGGCGGCACGCCGCCGGGTTATCTACATGCATGGATTGACGCTAGTTCATCACCCGTGGGAGGAGAGGGTCTCCCCACTCCCCCACGGGTACTAGCGCCATGGCATGCATTGGCAGTGGGCGAGCAAGCTCAGCCCGCTGCCGTAGTAAACCCGGCGGTTGGTGCCAGGACGCCGGCCCCCCCCGTAGAGAGGGGGCCCGGCGGGGAGTTTGAGGATTATCCTCCCCTCCCCTCGCCGGGGGGCGTTGCCTTGTCTGAGATTACTCGACAAGACGCGCCTCCGGCGGTCTCCCCGTCCGAGACCGGACCACGAGCGCAAAAGCGAACTCGAGGTCCCTCGTCCGGACGGGTCGACCGCCTGGCTTGGGGGAGAGAGGTCCTCTCCTCCCTGACCGCGGCCCTCCCTCACAGGGAGGCCGGTGCAGCGCAGAGGCTCTTGGCGAGGTTGGACCACCTCCAGGCCCTGACGGGCCTAGAGGAGGCACTGCGCGACACAAAGGCGGCCTCCGCCCGTGCCAGGGAAACCTGGTTACTGGGCGGCGGGTCGTCTTTGTCCGCGCAAGTGTCCTTTGTCGGCCGGGCCCTCCCTCCTGGAACGGAGGCACAGGGCCAGGCCGCGTTGGTCCAACATCGCCAGGACCTCTCCAGGGCCTGGACGACTTCTAACGAAGTCCTCCAGGGGGCGAGAGCGTTCGCTCGGCGGTGGGCCACCCGCTTCTGCCTTTCGGCAGAGCGGATGGCCGCCCCCGACCTCCCCACCCTTTCCAGTTGCCTGGAAAGGACGGTGAGGCAGGGGGGCCTCCGCGCGCAGGTCCGCGACCTCGGGGTCCACCCCGAGGCAGCGGGCCTCGTCGCGGAGCACGTCCGAGATGGAGCGCTCCCGCCCCAGGACGTGGAGTCTCTTGTCACCGACGCGTCCTTGATCCTCCATTATCGGGACGGAGCTGAGGCTTTGGGGGGGGAACCCCCCAAGGCCCAAGCCCTGTTTATCCGAGAACGAGGACTCAAGGTGCGCGTGGTGACTAAGAGCCCCACGTTCCTGCACCTGGCCGGTCATGTCGCGCGGAAGCGGTTACTAGCCGGGCTCCGCCGAGACCCAGCGTCCCGGTCGCCCCTTGTTGGGGTGACCGACGACGCTGTGGTCGATGGCCTTATCGGAGGGTCAGCCGAGGCTTTAGTCTCGACTGATCTTCAGAGGGCCACCGACCTCCTCCCTAGGGACCTCTTAGAGGCCCTAGTTGAGGGGCTGGCGGAGTCTGGAAAGTTCACCCAAGTGGAGTTATCCGCTCTGCGGCTCTGTGTAGGGCCGCAGGCGGTTAGCTACCCGCCCTCTACGGGCCTCCCCGACGTTGTGTCGGGGGGAGGGATCCTTATGGGCCTCCCGGTGTCATGGGGACTACTAAGTCTCGTCCACATCTTTTGGTGGAGCGAGGCCGTGGCCTCCGTGGCACGGGAGTCCCGGGTCCCTGCCAGACTGGCGTTCTCGCGGAACCGATTCTCGGTTTGCGGAGACGACGGCCTGGCAGCCGTAGAGGAGGCGGTCGAGGCTCGCTACGCGAGCCTCGTCCGCCTCTGTGGCGGGGCGCCGTCGCCAGGGAAGCACGCAGTGGTGCGGGGGGGTTCCCCCCCTCGCTGCGTGTTCCTCGAACGGCTCTACCAGCTTCAAGTCGAGAACGGCCGCGTGGTCGGCGGTGCCCGTTTAGGGGTACTGCCGCTTCGCGGGCTCGTTCGTCCTGAGGCTTCGGAGCCGCTTCGAGGCCTGGACGCTCCGGGGGACGTTTTGGTCCCTCGGAACATCCGGGTCCTTCTGGCGTGCGACGCCGCCTGGGCGGCCAATCCAGCGGGCGCCGGGGCCCTCGCTCGCTATATGCGGGCGAAGGAACCCGGTGCCCTCCGGCTAGCCGACCGCTTGGGGCTGACGCAGGGCCTCCCCATTCGCCTCGGTGGCTCGGGGGTCCCCCTTAAGGGGGCACTCCCGCCTAGCGCGTCTGAAAGACACGCTAGGGCCATCTTGGCGATTGAGGAGGGCCGTGGCCTGCCCGGGTTCCTCCGGGGGGAGATTTCCCCCCTCTGGAACCTGGCCAGTACCATGGCTGGCTTTGACCTCGAAGCTTTCGAGGCCGAAGGCCAGATCCTGTATCTGCCCCATACCGCGAGTCCCCCCGAACCAGACGATGGCGTTCCCTTCGTGGAGTGCGGTACCCGCATGGAGCTGTCCGAGGCTTCCTGTGCAGAAATGCACAGGGGCCTCGCCTTCACCATGCCGGACCGTCCGCGAAGGCCGCGCCTTGGGGAGCGAGAGGTCTCCCGCGCGATCCGTAACTGGGTTAGCGCCCTCCCTCAATTGGGGGAGGAGCGCCCAGAAGACGTCATCGCGCGGGGCCCTCGCCCCCCGACCGCCTGGGTTCGGCGGACCCGCTCCAACTTGGGGGGACTACTCTTCCCTCGCTGGGCGGGTCCTGGCCGAGCGTCGGAGGCGCGTTATCGGTCGGATATCCTTGGAGCAATCGCTCCCAGAGTTCCGGCCGGTCGCGCCCTCGACGTCGGGGGGACGTACGACGTGACCGGGCTCGCACCGGCCCCCTTGTAGAAGGGGGCCGGCGTCCCGGTCGGGGCCCCACTCACATAGTGAGTGTGGGGCTCTCCTAGCAGTCTAACTGCCCAGGGGAGCGACGGTGC